GCACAGATAAGCATGTGGAACGTCGGCAAGCGCCAAGAGTTCGCAGACCGCAAGGTCTACAACGTCAAGAAGGGGCTGGTAAAATGAACGCAGACGACATAGGCCATGAGGGCCAGCGGGTGCCAGTGTCGCCCATCGCCGCGCTGTTGGCGGCTGAGCAGGAACACGACCTCGCCACCATTCGAGCGGTGGCGGATGAACTGGACAGGACATTGCCGAGGAGGGATTACAATGAGCAATTTGGAGCTATGGACGTGCGCTCATAATGGTGTAACACAAGCAGAGGTGGACGCGCTTGGTGTGGCTCGTTGGCACAATTGGGGATCGTTTCGCAGCATCCCCGGCGGGCCTGGGCGGGTGCCGCTGGTATCACTGAGGCTGGACGCTGTGCCGATCCTGGACACGGGGCCAGGCGACCTGGTGATGTTTGGCAACGAGCCACAGATGCCACCGCCTGACGGCGACGGGTTCACAAGCGGGCCGCACAAAGCAGGCTATCAAGCTGGATGGCTAGGGTCGCGGGTTGGCGGACAGATCATCGTGGGAAACTTCTTTTGCGCCGACGAATCCAAGATGGCCGGAACCTGCTACGATGGCGCGGCACAGACAGCGAACGCGGGTCCGGAGTATTGGGAAGCGTATCGAGGCGGTTTGTTTTCTGAGGCATGGTCAATGGATTTTCAAGAGTCCTGGGGCATTCACTACTACACGCGCACCAACACATTTGACGCACAGCGATGTATCGGCATCCTAGAGGAGTATCACGAGTGGTGCCAAGGCGATGTCTATCTCACCGAGCTTGGCGTCGAACCGTGGGGGTTCGATGTGGTGGCCTGCATGGGGTTCATGGACCAGCTCGTGATGTGGGCGGTGGGCAAGCCTTGGATGCGGGCTATCTGCTGGAGCCAGTGGCCCACGCGACATAGCGATTCGGGGCTGTGGCAGAACGATCACCTCACGCCACTTGGCATCTATTGGCGTGACCTGGGCGAGCGCATCAAGGGGCTGGGGCCGGTGGTCGATCCGCCTGAACCAGGCGCGTCACAGTGGGAGCTAGTGAGTCAATATCCGTTTGAGTCGATTCAAAGCGATGGGCAGGCCTCGGACACGTTCCGGGTGACAATCGAGCGGGAGGTGAGAGCATGACGACCACCAACGACGAACTCAGTCAATGGGTGGAAGCTGCCACTACGTGGCAAGTGACAGGCTACATCAAGAGGCAGAAAGCCAAGATCGATAGGCTCCAGGCCGAGCTGGCCGCGCTCAAGAAACAGAATGAGCGGACCGCTCCTGTTGTCGTGGCAATGGGCGAGGCATGTACTGCACTGGTGAACGTCGCTAGTACATATGCGGCTACGATGCAATCTATTATTGAGGGCTGGAAGGAGCAGCCATGACCGTATTCATTCCGGCGACGGACCATCCGTGGCGCTCAGGGTACGGGCCAAAGAGACCAAAGGCCAAACGGGGGACGCTTTCGCGCGTCCCCTTTGCCTATTTGCTAGGGCGATCGGCATTCAAGTATCGCGTCCTACGGCGCGGTGGCGACGCGCTGTTCACGCTGAAAGAGCTGGCCGATATCATGGCGCTCGATACGTGTGTCGTGCCGCTTGCTCTGTATGCGCCGGGGAAGCTGATCCTGTCCAAGGCGGGCAGCCGATTACGGGCGCGGATAGTTTGACACGACAGCCAAGATGTGCTATAGTGAACAGGGGCAGAAGACTATCGAAGGGGGAACGATGACACAAGACCTGATCGGCAAGTTGGCGAAGGGCATAGCGTACGACGCGGCTTTTGCGATTGAAGAATTCGTGGCGATGGAAGAGTTTGTTGCGGAATGGCCCAAGGTGGACGCGGTTTTCAAGCAATACGCGAAGGCACTAGGGCGCGACCTCACCGACGCCGAAAAGAAGCAGCTCATCATAGATCGCACCATAGCCAAGTTGGACAACAGATTGATGCAGGCAGGCGAGGCTGGCCTATTGGGCGGGGCGTGCTGGACTGGCGAGGAGGGGGAGCAATGATACAATTCACATGGCAGCAGTTGGTACTTTGGGGGATAGAGGGCGTGGCCGTTTGGCTGCCCGCGATGCTGTTCTGGACGTTCGGGGCAAAGCCGCTGTTCCTGGCCGCGAAGGTGATATGGGGGAAGAAAAAATGAAGATGATCGGTTGGCTTATTATGCTTTTTTCCTTAGCGGTGGTCATATCATTGGCAGGTGCAAAGCTGGCCTCTCACCTGCCAACACTTGAGGATCAATTCGGCCTGGTTGTGGTTATAGGTGCGTCGGTAATTGGTGGAGCATTTGCTCACCAATGTGCTACTGAGTTGGTGGAGGATTGAATACAAATAGTACGAAGGAGTAAGCAGTGAAGTATGCGTTCACCAGGGAGCAGGTGCTAGAGGCAATCGACGGGAGCTACGGCATTATGTCGCATGTTGCCGACGTCCTTTGCTGTGAATGGCATACCGCTGAAAAGTACGTCAACAAGTGGGCCGAGACCAGGCGAGCCTATGAAGACGAGAATGAGCGCTCGATAGACAACTCCGAATCCAAAATGCGCGAAGCGATTGACGGCGGCGACGGGCCGATGATCCGCTTTCACCTGGCCACCAAGGGCAAGCGTCGCGGCTATGTGACTGGAACGCAGCTCACCGGCGAGGACGGCGGGACGATCAAGATTCAAGTTGTCGGCTTTGATGCGAAACGTGTATGAGATACACAGCAGTGCCGACCCCAGCAAGGCGGACTATACGCCCTATGGTGAGAACCTAGATTTTATCTACTACCAAGGGGCCGAGTCCATTCTGTCCGGACCGGCTGAGACAGGCAAGACGTTAGCCGCGTGTTGGAAGCTGCACATTGTGGCGAGCAAATACCCAGGGGCGCAGATCGCCATTGTCAGGAAGACACAATCATCGCTCTATGGCACGGTGCTACAGACATACGAACAGCGGGTGTTGGGGGATGATTCCGGCATTGCGATCTACGGCGGAGCCAAGCCGGAATGGTATGACTATCCCAACGGAAGCCGTATCTTTGTAGGCGGGCTGGACAATCCAGACAAGGTATTGTCATCGGAACGTGATATCATCTATGTCAACCAGGCCGAGGAGCTAATGCCCGCCGACTGGGAAACGCTGCTCAGCCGCACCACGGGACGGGCTGGCAACATGCCCTATAGCCAGTGCATCGGCGACTGCAACCCGTCACAGCCGAATCATTGGATCATCCAGCGTAGCAACGCTGGTCACCTCAAGCTATTCGTCACCACGCACAAGGACAATCCAACGCTGTGGGACCAGGCGCGGCAGGAATGGACGAACCAGGGGCACAAGTCGCTCGGTGTGCTTGCCTCATTGACAGGGCCACGACGCGCAAGGCTGTTCCTGGGCCAGTGGACACAAGCCGAGGGCGTGATCTATGAGACATTCCAGCGGGCCGTTCATGTTAAAAGGCGTTTCGGTCCGTGGCAGAGCCTGCTCCTATGTGGTGACGAGGGCTATACCAATCCGGCGGTGATCCTGCTCATTGGGTTCGATAGCGACGGGCGGGCGCACGTTCTCGCAGAGTTTTACGAGCGGCAAGTGCTCCAGTCCGGCGTAGTGGCACGGGCGAAGGCGATGGCTGAGGAGGGGTTTCGTGAAAGCCCATTCGGGCTATGGCCTAGGATGTTCGCCGATCCGTCGGCGGCTGGCCTTATTGCCGAGTTGCGAGAGGCTGGCATTGATACATATGGCGCGGATAACCGAGTCAATGACGGTATCCAGCAAGTGATGGAACGGCTTGCCATTGCAGGCGACGGGCTGCCACGGCTTACGGTTGACCCGTCGTGCATTAACACGATAGCCGAGTTCGAGTCCTATGTCTGGAAGTCGGGCAAGACGGGCGTCAAGGATGAGCCGATGAAAGAGTATGACCACGCAATGGACGCGCTACGTTACGGCATAATGGGCGAGCGTGCGGTGGAGCTGCCGCCAGAGGGTGTGTACGTGTACGATGAGCGAGTCGAGATTAGTCCTATTTGAGAAGGGGGAACGATGAGCGAGCGAGTGAGTGAGGCGTGGTTAGAGCTATTGATAGAGAATCCGTTGCTGTGGAATGCGTCAAATTATGACGAGATTCTCAGGGCGCTTGTCGAGCTGCAAGAGCGACGCGCTGCTGATGGCAATGAGGCAGGCCTGCTGGTCGCGCTCCAGGTAGCGCATGAGCGATTTGTGGCAGAGCATCGCAGACAGACCGGCGTTCGCATCAAGGACCAGGCTGGCAGCGATGCGATTGCCGCCGACCTTGACGTCAAGTTGCATCGGGCGCTGGCTGAGATCGCCGCGCTCAAGGCAAAGGAGGAAGCATGACCGAATTGACAGTGGCCCCATCTGAGGACGCGCAGCGGCTAGGGTGGACGAACGAGCTGCTAACCGAGCGCCTGGCTGAGCTAGAGTTGCAGCTAGATAGCGACGGATGGATTAACCTGACCGGCGGCCTCGACCGCGAACTAAGCCGCGCCAAGCTCACAGAGATCAACCACCTGGCCCGAATGTACTGGCTCAAGAACCCGCTGATCAAGCGCGGCGTCAATGTCCAGGCGTATTATGTGTTCGGGCAGGGCATGGAAGTATCCGCCGCTGATCCTGAGATAGACGAGGTGATACAACGGTTCTGGGGCGACGCAAAGAACCAGGCGGAGTTGTGCTCACAGCAGGCCTTGCAACTCAAAGAGACGGAATTGACATTGTTCGGCAACCTGTTCTTTGTGTTTTTCGTTAACAGCAAGACGGGGCGGGTGCGCGTGCGTACTATCCCCGTGGACGAAATCCAGGATATCGTCACCAATCCAGAGGACAGCAAGGACCCGTGGTGGTACCGCCGCGAATACAAAGTGCGTAGCGTTGACGGCACAGACCACGCCAAGACCGTGTATTACAAGGACTGGCGCTATCATGGCAAAGAGCAGCCAAGGGGCGAGATATCGCCGGACTCCGTGTACCATGTGAAGGTCGGCGGCCTGGCTGATATGAAGTTTGGCGTGTCCGAGGTGTACGCCGCGCTCGACTGGGCCAAAGCGTACAAGTCATTCCTCGAGGACTGGTCGACCATCGTCCGGGCCTACAGCCGTTTCGCCTGGCAGGTCACGACGAAAACCAAGGCGGGCATGGTGGCTGCAAAAGCCAAACTCGGCACCAGCGCCAGCGGCACGACCACGGATACCAACCCCGCGCCGGTGACAGGTAGCACGTTCATCGGCACCGAGGGCGTGTCAGTCAATCCAATACGTACAGCAGGCGCTACCACATCCGCAGAGGATGGGCGGCGCCTTTTGCTTATGGTGGCATCAAGTGACGGGCTGCCCGAGTCGTTCTACGGCGACGTGTCGGTTGGCACGCTGGCCACGGCTAGATCATTGGATAGGCCTACAGAGCTAAAGTTCGTTTCACGTCAGAGCCTATGGCGTGACGTGTTTCAAGCGATCCTGCGCTATGTCTTGGTTCAATCGGTGCTGGCGAACATGGTCAAGGGGAAGGTCATCCCCGACGATGACGGCGAACCCGAGATAGAGCTGCCACCTGCGCCAGACGAACGCACGGGCGAGGTAGAAGAGCGCGACTTGACCATTAACGTCGACTTTCCGCCTGTCCTGGAACACGACCAGCTCGAGGGCGTGCAA